GATTGTATATCCTCCACTCGTTTTTGGAGTCAACCTGTGATAATATTTTAATATAATACCGGTGTCATTTAAGCTTGTAGTAGCAACTTGACCCTCTGGAAATACATTAGATAATTGAGTAGTTGTTACAGTTCCTATAGCAGATGTCAATGATTGACCTGTTGGCGTTACTAATGTTACTGGTAAAGATTCTATAGAACCAAGAGTTGTTGTAGCTGATAAACCAGTTACTGCAATAAGAGGATTAGAAGTAAAACTTAAAGTTCCTAAACTTGTTGTAGCAGACTGACCTGTCACTCCCATTATATCTGCAGGCGATAGTGATCCAACTGTCGATGTAGCAGACTGACCAGATAAACCTACTGAATGATCATCCTCTGTTAATAATCCATGTGAAGATACTAATCCTAAACCTGTAAGTGTAAATGTAAGATCTGATTTAACTGATGATAAAGAATTTAATGTAGATGTAGCAGATAGACCTGTTAATCCAACAACGTCTGCGGGAGTAATTGTTCCAAGAGTTGTTGTTGCACTTAAACCAGTTAAATTAAATACTGCTGACTCAACTGATCCCCAACCGTTTTCACCCCAGTTAAGTGTGCCCCAACCAGGTTTTATTTCAATTAATTCTGTTGGTATTCCAAGTGATGTTGTAGCTGAAAGTCCTGTTAGTGTAACAATAGGTGTATCACCCCATGCTTGATAATTCCAAGTCTCACGACCCCAACCTTGTTCAATAGTTTGAGCATCATTCCAACCTGCCTGTCCCCAGGTAAGTCGGCCCCATCCTTCTGTAACAGTGGGCATGGTGACCTTCCTATGCTATCTGTATGATTGCGTTTCCTGCTGTCTGTGCTGGAAATTGAATTGTAAAAGTTCCACTAGTTACAGTTTTGTCTCCACCAAAATTAATTGCACAAACCGCTTTGTTAGAATTACTTGAATTATAAATTAAACAACCTCTTGCTGTAAAAGAAGCTGATGAACCCCAACTTGTATCCGCAAATTTACAACAAGCAGTGTCACCAGATAAAGCTGGAGTTGTGCTTGTTAAACTATTTCCACCAGTTGTATATCCAGAAGAAGTTGAAGTTACTTCATAAGTGTTAGTTGGATCTGCTGTACCATCTGCGGGTGCAGTGTAAGCTGTAGTTGATTTACTTAGTGATGCTGAGTTACTTGAATACAAAGCAATTTTAAATGTGTCTGTACCATTTGTAAAATTGTGACCTTCTACTAAAATTTCTTGTTTAAAGCTGTTACAAATTGCCGATGTTATTGTCATAAAAATCTCCTAATTACTGAGGCGCTGACTGGATTGGAATTCTAATTGTACCATCCGTGTAATCGTCTCGTCTTCTTCTTCCAATTTGCATTGCTGCAAACTTTTGTAGTTCAGTTTTATACTTCTGTTCGTATAATGTCAACATATCAGTGGGACCTTTTAAAAATCCATATGCCTCCACTAAACATGCATAAAGTAGACCTTGTGGAAAATAATTACTTACATAAGTACCACTCGTAGCCGTCTCTAAACTAGTTGGCATGGCATTATAATGAATAATATATTGATAATTTTTGTCTGGTGTAGGAGCCACGTATATAGCTCCTGAAGTAGCTGAAGTAGTTCCCGTAGTGGCACCACCATACATAGAATAATATTTAGGGAGTCCTGTTGTATCTTGACCTGTTTGACTTCCTTCAGTGCCTGTTAACTCTCCAATATATTCAGATATAAAAGTTTGATCACGTCTTTCTAACCAAACTCCTTCTCCTGTAGTAGCTGTTGTTGAATCATAAACTTGAATACCTCGAACAAACAACAAACCAGTAGGCATAGTAATTGAATTAAAATCTGTAGCAAATTGAGCTTGATCTTGAAATCTATCGGAATCCATAGGGCAATCTAAATTTATTCGGTGTTCAGCATTACGAATAAATCCATTTATAATAGCAGCAGTAAATACATTAGAATCTACCTCTGTATAATTTCTAATATCTGTTGTTAAATCTGAATAACTATATGCCATAATTAACCTCTATCATTAACCGGTCCAATTGTACATTGAAAACCGCCTGCTGTTTCTGTGCTTCCAGCATTATTAACTAAAGGCACCGTTATTGAATTATATAATGTTCTTGTAGCAGGTTGAGCACCTGTTGTTTCTGTTGTTGCAATTGCAGTTGCTAAATAAGAACCAAATACCTTTGCTTTATCTGCATGAGATTGAGCAGATGTATTAGCTAATGTTATTCCTCGAAAAGGAGCTGCTGTTCCACGTGTGCAATTCTGTAATTGATTTCCTACTTTATTTGCATATTGAACAGTTTCATTTTCATATGCTCCACTTGTAGAATTTATTTTTTCTATAACAATAAATCCAGCTGTAGGAAATTGTGATGCATCATCTAAATCTATATTAGTAACAGTATCATTAATTGCACCATTTAATTCTGCTGATAATTCTAGAGTAGATATTGCAACACCACCTACTGTAGTTTTAACTGATTGAAATCTAACATACGTAGTTCCATAATTTATTTGATTAGAAGGATAAGACACGCTTAAAGTTTGAGAAGCAGCTGTTGTTGTAAATGGGTTTTCAGGTAAAATATCTTGCACTGCAAATTCTACTCTTGCAGGTCTTGCATGTTGTAATCCTTGTGGATCAGCTCCTATTGGATGTGGTTCTAATTGTGGTTGTTTAGGTTCAAATTCAGAAATATGTACCCACGCACCTGTCCACTCTTTTACCATTTCTCTATACGGAAATGCTGCACCTGATCTATCAGATATTGCTAATGCTCTACTACCTTTTGCGAATCTAGCCATTATACATTTGGATAGTATGTTTTCGGAGTAATGTATGTGCTAGCTGGAGAACCATCTTCTGATAATGCTCTTGCTAATTCATCCTCGTACAACAACTTCATCTCCTGTGTTCTTTGTGGTGCAAACTTCATAGATAAATAATATGCAAGACCTGAAATCATGCATGGTATAAATCTAAAAGGTGAATCACTTGCGTTAGTATATGCTCCTGCATCTTGAATTCTTTTAACGTAATAAACATTTAAAAAATTAGAAGCAGCAGTTGCATTTGGTAAAGGATAAATAGTGATTGTAACTTTATCTATAAATCTTTGTACCCAAAATTGTGAAGGTGTTCCAAGTGACGCTTTGTTTGCTGTTGCTGAATATGCATCTCTTGCAACTTTAGTTAAACCAATGTCAGATTGTGATGTAGTATTATAATTTTGTCTATAAGTGACATTTAAAATATCTGAAATACCATAAACATTTGCTGTTGGAACTGTTGTAGCTTGAGGTGGTTCTCCTCCTCCAGGAACATCTGAAGAATTTCTATAAAAAGTATAGATTCCAGAACCCTCAGCTGTTGCATCAATGTTTGTTGATGAACCTACAATTAAATTAACATTTGTATTTCCTACTTCCCAAAAATGTATTCCTCTATTTCCCCATTCTTGAAAAAGAATGTTTAACGATCTTCTTGCAGTTTTAATTTGATGACCGGCTGTACCGACTAAACCCAGACGTTCGTATGCATCTGCAATAATCTCATCGATTGAAAAGTCCTGATCAAAACCGTAGGACTGTGAAGTAGTATTCGCCATGAGTACCTACCCGTCGTAGTATACTGTTAAACTCACAAAACTATTAGTTGGTAAATTAACTGATAAACCTTCATCAGCCAGTATTCCTCCATGCGCTGACGCTGGATTAATTAATGTCTGAGTTGCTACAGGATTTTGTACAGCAAATAATTGATTACCTTGTGATTCACCACCATTAAAAAATGTAGTAACCGTATTAGCTGTTGCTGCAGTTGTACCAAATAATTCTCTTAATCTAGTTCTAGAATTAAAAATGCTTTGTTCAGATCCTGCTGATCCTGCTGCATTTCCGGCTCTTACCGCTGTAGTAGTTCCACCACTTACAGCTATTTGAGTTACAGTATTAAATTTTAATGTAGTCGTTACTGTTGCTGCTCCGTTAGGTCCAGGACGAACTTCTGAACATTCATGCCCTAAAGCGTTTGTTCCAGTAATTGTAAAATTAACTCCAGTTAAATTAGTTGAACCATCTCCAGTTATTGTAACAAATAATCCTACTCCCGCGTCAGCAAAACTAGATGCTGTTCCAGCAAGAGTCATATCACCAGCACCACCTAATGTTTGTGCAGCCGCAATAGAATCATCGTCCGCTGATGTTGTAGCAGGGACTAATGTTTTACTTTTAGGACTTACTATTCCATTTCCCATATTTTATTCTCCTTAAAATTTGTGTGGGCCGAAGCCCACACTAAATTAATTATTACGCGATAGTCATTACCGGTGTACTTAAACAATCTGCTTTCCAAGTAGAGTTTGTTCCATCGTCAGTTAAACACTTAAGAGTGA